TGGTATAGCAACATCTTTTCCAGTATCGTAGGCATTAGGATTTCTTGGATTTTTGTGTGGATCAAATTTGTCTGCTAATGCAGCTAAATTTTGTTTATTAAACCCTTTTTCTTCTTTATGGTCGCAACCCTCATCACCACCTTCCCATTCAGCAGTTCCATAGTCCCGGAGTCCCCAGAAAGGAGGAGAAGTAACACAGGTATTAATGGATTGATCTTCCAGATCTTTGAGTCTGTCTAGGCAGTTGCCCTGATGAATCTTAATCATCATAAGCAGTACCGCTAAAACCAGTCTTCACACCATCCTCAACCTTGTCATAGTCTAGGTCATACACCTTCTTGCCATTCGTTCTTCTGGGAACGATGCCTCTTTCTGCCAGCACCCTCGCTGCGTCTTTAAAATCTGGCATTCTGGGGTTGCCTATACCCAAGTCCCTGAGTAACTTGGTCATCTGCACAGGTCTTGGATATTCACCCTCGAAGTTGACATGCTCCAACACCAGATCTTCGACTGAACTCTGGGTACGATAGGCCTCATTACTGTCTTGCAACAACTCCCTTTCATCTGGCGACAGAAACCAGTTCTTCTGACCCTTCACATACAAGGTTGTTCTTATCTCAGCCCACAGTTGTTGCATATCAATACCATGGTTGACATCAATGTCAGTGACTGCAATACACCAGAATCTTCGATTGCCAGAGGTATCAGTCAGAAATTCACTCTGGTTCACCGAAGCGTAAAACGCTGTTCTTCTCTGGTAGGTGGTAAAGGCTCGGTCATAGGGTAGTCTCAGTTCATCTGTTTTCGCTGTCACAAATGCTTTCAGCTGGTCTATATCACTCTTCTTAAAGGTGGATTCAATCTCACCCAGCTCGACTATCCAGTGCGACACCGCCCTCTTAACAGAGTCCTTATCCGAGGGATTTAGGGTCGCACCTTCCAGCAACCAACCCTTCTCATAATCACACAAACGCTTAAACCATAAAGTCTTACCCAGTCCTTGGGCTCCCTGTATTACCAGTATGCCTTCCAGTTCGACCCCATTGGGCTCATAAGCAGCTGCCACACAGGAAATGAGCCATTTCTTGAGCAACATATCCCTTAGTTGTGGGGGGGTCGAGGACACCAGTGTATTGAGGAAATCCTGTAATCTTGAGGTACCATCCCATTCTTTTGATTCAATCCACTCCATCACTGGGTTGTATTCATTGGCAATCACCTTCAAGTAATCCCTGACTCTGGTGTAGGGAACTCCCAACTTAATACATCGGTCTTCGACCTCGACCAGACTCGCTTCTTCTTTCATGTCAGCGATGAATTTCATATTGGGTATGTCGATTTCCATTCGCTTCTTAATCACATTGTAATTAACTTCGATACTGTGGGTCTTGAGCACTGCGAGCACA